TACGCTATGACCCTGAATATCTGTGCCAATCATTGGGACTCCCCAGTCGCTCGCGGCGTCGCTCTGTCGACTCTGCGGCGGTCTAGGGATCTCCTCAATGACGCCGGACGCCCAGGACAAGCAGGGCGCTGTGAAGCTATGATGACTGCTATTACCACCCTCTGACTTTACCCCTACCCCACAATGGGTAGGGTTATATTTTCGCAGCGAATACAGGTGCTATAATGAAAGGAGATATTATGAAGTACATCTTTATCCTGATTGGTATCGTCGCCGCTGAAATCGGGCTCGTGTGGGTGCAACAGCACATCACAATCAAGCTCGTCGACCAGTTGGCCGAGGCCAAGGGAATGAAGGACCCTGAGTAATTCCCAACCCCTATACCCACAACGGGTATAGGTTTTCGCTGGTTCTACAGCGGCTATAATGAACTAGAGAAAGGAACTATAATGGAACTCACTAAACACCAGCGCGCGTGCCGTACCGCAGCACTCACGCTCTACGAGTCCAGGCCCTTCTTCCGCACCCCGCGTCCGCCAAAGCCCGGCGAATACACGACCATCGCGTGCGAATTCCATGAGCATGCTCTCGCAAACCTGTTCAAGGTCCCGAAGCAGCTTCACTGGAAGTACCGCGCCATCGTTGCAGCCATCGCTGATTGGCTCGCTGGTCTGGAAGAAGACTGGGACCTCCTCGTAGAAGACGAAGACCACTGCTGGTCGCGCATTGTGTATGGGCTCTCGTCCCTGCTCAACATGTAATCGTGTCCCTACCCACAATGGGTAGGGGTTTCTCTTCGCATATTATACAGGTGTTATAATGAACTAGAGAAAGGAACTATAATGCTCACCTTCGTCACCATCATCGCAGTCTTCGCCGTTGTTATCGGCGCAGTTGTAGGTATGAGTGGCTCGTGGGAACACCCCGAAACCCTCTGACCGTTTTCCCTACCCACAATGGGTAGGGTTATATTTTTGCACAAGGAGAAGTAATGATCATTTTGTCAGGCGGCAGTTGTGCCGGAAAAACCACCCTTGCAAGAGCTCTGAGTAATATCGGATGGACCTGGGTGCGGTCCATTACCACCCGCCCGCCAAGACCCTATTCAGCGGATGAGTATTCAGCGTATTTGTCAAACCGGGAGTTTCTTGATCTACAGGACGAGGGAAAGATTGTATTCCCTCAAGTCTATCAGACCGAGGAAGGTATTTGGAGATACGGCGTGCCTATTGGGTCATTCAATCGCTACCGAAGAGACCGTTACGCAGTTTGTATCCTGGACCCGATTTGTGCGGCTCAGTACTTTTATAGTGCTAGCCATATGCTGGATAAAGGAATGGTCTTCTGGTACCTCCGGGTCCCCGAAGTGACTAGAGCAAAGAGGCTCAGTCTTAGGGGCGATTCGAGGGAGCGAATCCATGCCAGACTTACTGCCGACGCTCGGGATTTGCAAGCTCTTGAGAATGGAGCCTATGATTTCGCAGTAAGTATCGTGAATTACCTGCCCGATGGCGATATCGTCGTCGACACCGAAAGACCATGTGGTCATCTTCAAAGGCTCACCATGCCTCGAAAGGAGAACAAATGAACATCACACTCATCACTTCCGCACTCCGCCGGCACGCTCCGAGCATCCTTACCGGACTTGCTGTGGGCGGTGTCGTCGGTACGGCTATATTTTCAGCTCAGGCCGGCGTGAAGGCCCATCGTATCATTCTCCACGAGGGTCTTAGAGACAATCCCTTCCAGGATAAACTCAAAGCCACTTGGAGAGTCTGGATCCCACCGCTGGCGGTTGGGGCAGTTACTGTGTCCAGCGTCATCGGTGTCCATTCCATCCTTGCAAGACGGGTGGCTGTGGCGGCATCCGCGGCGGCTCTTGCCGAGAGCCAGTTCGACGCGTATCGCAAGGCCGCCGAGAAGGTTGTGGGGGCCAAGAAAGAGGAAGAGATTCGCGCTGAAGCCCCGAAGTACCGTGGCGGGACCCGGGCAAAGGTTCATGAGGGTGATGTGCTCTGCTTCGAGGCTTATACCGGTAGGTATTTCTCGAGCACGGTTGATAAGATCTGGAGGGCGGTTAACCAGTCAAACAACGAGGTAAATAATTACGGCCATGTGGCGGCAAATGATTTCTTCGTAGCGCTCGGGATGGAATCCCTTCATTACGGGGATGACTACGGGTGGAATACAGACCACTTGATCGAGCCCATATTCTCGAGTGGTGTCACTGACGACGGCGAGCCATATTTGGTTCTGGATTATCGCTTCGGTCCTTCCTACAAGTATGATAGGGTCTTCTGATGGCCCAGACTATCATGTTTGCAATAGGAGACCTCGAGCACCTGGTGGCCATGTGCCACACCCAGGTGGAGCATTGGATTTTTGCCCGGAACGCAATCGTTCGCCAGGCAGGAGCCACGGCCTGGAGCGAATACTATCGCCCAAAGGCCTTGAAGACTCTTTCCGAAGGTCGGAGATACCTTGAGCGGGCTCGAGAGCTGCGCAAATTGTTGACAGATCCGCAAGAAATCCACACAGCGGCGGTCATGTTGCGTCATGCTGGGATACGCCATCGTGACCTTAGCGAGAAGCTCGCGTAGCGTACAGCTATTATAATGAACTAGAGAAAGGATTTACCATGTTTGTTACCCTCGAAGACGGCACTATTGTCGAAGCCGAGCCCGTGGAAACTGAGACTTCTGAGTCTGAGACCTCTAACACTAAGCTCCGTTTTAGGGACCGAGTGAAGAAATTCATTTCCGACCATCCTATCATCACTGGTGCTGCGATCAGCACCGTGGTTGGGCTGGCCGTTATGGCACTCACTCCCCCCAAAGAAAAAGAGGAAGTGGAAGAAGGTCGCGATCTCTCAGAAGAGGAAGTGGAAGCACTCGAGCAGTCGATCGCCGGCCACATCGTAGCAAGTGAATAACCCCTCTACAAGCCCCTACCCACAACGGGTAGGGGTTTCTCTTTGACCCAGAAAGGTTATATTTATGATTACCGTTGAGCTCGAAGGCCAGGAGCACTATTTTCACCTCGGCACCCGAGACATCCTTGCACTCAGTAGCAAGGGCGAAGACCCCGCCAAGTGGTTGGAGGACGTGAAGGGTGAGAACGAGGCCGTAAAGTTCTTCGATCTGTTCTCGAAGATCGTCAAACATTCCTACGGCGTCGTGGATGAAGATGGGGTGTTCGCCCACGACCCGAAGGCCACCGCCAAGTTCATGACCAGTGACGAATTCGACGAGCTCGCTCTTGAGCTTCTGGAAGCCCCGAGACGATTCGTGGCGTTCATCGAAGGCGTCGTCCCCAAGGCGGTTCTGAAGAGGGGCATGTCGCATATGCCCGCTGCGGATAAGAAGAAGTGGGAGGATGCCAAGTCGCATCTGGAACAGATGGTATAATGAACTAGAGAAAGGAAAGAGAATGTCCCTTAAAGACAGTCGGCGATTCCGACAGGTCAAGAAAGCTCTTGGGTTTTCATCCTCGATTGGTGGTAGCCTCGTGGCCCATTGCGCTCTGGCTCTCGTCCCCCTGCCTGCACAGTTGCCCCTGCGCGTCCTGTGTTTCCTCGGGGGTGTCGGTCTTGGCGCGTATGCGGCTGACAAAGCTCGCCAAGGAATGGAAAACCAGTGTGACTTGATCGCTGATGCGGTCGACTCCATCAAAGAGACCCCCTAACCCCTCTACCGCCCCTACCCACAATGGGTAGGGGTTTCTCTACAATCAAGAAAGGTATAATCCAATGAATGCAATCGACCTCATCAATGGATACATCAGCAACGCAAGCTTGTGGCTGGAGGGTCTTGCGACTCATGATAGCAAAGTAGACTTCAACACTGCTATGGAGCACTCCGAGAGGTGCCTCAAGCTGGCCAAGTTCCTTGCGGATGTCTACGATATCAACGATACGCGTCTTGAGGATAATATCGCTCGCTGGAGTGATCTTGCTTCTTGTGAGGGGTGGGTGCACACCGTATCCTATGGCTTCGAGCACGAGGTTGTCGGTGCCAATGGCTGAGATTGACCTCCCGGAGGGAAACTCGTATAGGAGTAAAGCTAAACCGCCCGAACCTAGAGTTGAGATGGTCGCTCGGGGCCGAATCTCGGAGAGCCCCATTCGCCGCATTCGAGAGTCTATATTTGAGACTTCGGGAAAACAGCTCATGGAGTTTGTTATCTTCGATGTACTCGTCCCTCAAGTGAAAGAGGGATTGAGCTCCATTGTCGATCGAGTACTCTATGGTGAAGGTCACGGTCATCGTGTGACGCCCTACCGCAAGGCTCAAAGCTACGTCAACTACAGCCGGACTTCAACGGATGGCTCTGTACGCGATCCAAAGAGAAATCTGGGCACTCGAAAGAGAGTGAATCACGATTTCCGAGACATCGCGTTTGATGACCGATCGGAAGCAGAACTAATCCTGGAGCGCCTCGGAGACTGCATCGAAGAGTACGACGTAGCAACAGTCGGTGATTTCTATGCCGCAGCAGGAATCACCGCCGATTACACAGACCAGAACTGGGGGTGGACGTCACTGCGAGACGCATGCGTCCGTCGGACCAGGGCCGGTTATATTCTGGATCTGCCTCGCCCAGAGCGAGTGGATCCGTAAAAAACAATTAAGAGAAAGAGAAGCCATCATGAAAAACACAATCAATGTCAATTCCCGTAAAGAAATCAAGAAGGTCTTTGCATCACTGGAGTACCTTCACCCCAGGCGGGCCCATATCCTGCACTTCCGGCACCCAAAGGGGTTGGGGCAGACGATTGCGACTCAGGCCCGTCGGATCGCCAAGAGCGTGGAAGAGTGGTCCTCTGGGACGTATGAGTGGCGATCTACTGAAACAACCGTGGTTCTTGGAAAGAAGTGGGTCGTCAATCGCCTTATTGGCCGGCCAGGAGATGTCTACATTTCAAGCATTGAAGGCCGGAACCCCATGTACTATCTGTTCTACATGGAACCAGTTTGGCATGGCCTGGCAAGGGCGGAGGCGTACCTCAACCAGTATCCGCCCAAGTGCCAGGACCACATAACCACCAGAGTCGACTCATCCCGGGTCCAAGAATTCATTCGCCGTATCCCTGAAATCTTTGAAAAATACACGCAGTACGATTGGGCGGTAAGCGTTGTTCCAGCACTCGACAACGCCGCCTACGTCGAGATCATTGTTAAAAAGGAGAATTGAAATGTACCCCCGAATCAAGTTCCAGAGTAAGAAGGAATTCGACGCCTACATGTGGCGGGCCACGTATGGGTTCACGGGCCGGCAGTTTGAAGCTGGACTTATGAACCTTCACGTTCGCCCTGAGTGGCGTGACTCCCTGCGGTCCTACATGGACGTGTGGGAAGAAGAGTCCGAGCTGGACTCGCAGCGAATCCGATGGTGGAACCAGTACAGTTGCACCGCAGCTGTTGGGCCAGAATGGTTCCTCGACTACGCCACCAAAAAGGGTGTTGTCAAGCGTCTTCGAGAAGAGACGAAGTTGAACCATGATGTGTACTTGAGGGAACACATCGCCCCGGTGCATAAAAAGCTGGAGCAGAGTCTCAATGTCTTTATGTGGGACTTGGGTGTCGATACCATGTTCGAGGTGGTGTCGGTAACCAACGAGCTTCTCCCAGAGTTCCTGTCCGATCTGCCAGCGATTCGTGATGAGGACTCAGAGATTGTGTGGACCATCAGTACGTTCCGGTCATATTCAATGGTCTATGTCTGGATGCACCGGACAACTTTCACTGAGGGGTACTGATGCGCCATCACAACCAGCATACCTCGAAGCAGGACAATTTGATCAGTCTGATGCTTGGCGGCATTGGGCATCACCGAATCCAGCCGAAGCGCGTTGGAGACAAAATGCACATCACGACTTACTCCAAGATCGACATCGATGACTTCGAAGAATTCTGGGGTGTTCCGCATATTTGCCCCGACATGCATAGTGGGATGATCCCCCACCCTCGAGGCGAACGCCTGATCGATACGCTGAAAGCATATGCGGAGCGCCTCGAAACGGGTAAAGCCCGATCAGTCACCATTGGGTGCCCCAAAAAGGATGTCGAGTTCGTACAGCGTGAACTCCTGCGGATGATTCCGTTTGGTAAGAGGGGGCGCATTTGGGTCCAACCGTGCGGAGCGTTCGACTGGAAACACCTGATGTTGGTGGTGGCTCCCAAGTGACCTTGAACGAGCTACTCGCTCGCCTTCCGGAAAGAGCCCTGGACTTTGAGGTACGGTATCTCGAGGTCCGGGGCCTTTCCTCAGACGGTGACGTTGAATACTACAGGTTATTGTTCGACGGAGCCATGGCGGGGAAAATCGAACACTATATAGATTATGGATGGACACATGGAACGTATTTGGACACTGAGTGAGCTCAACGCAGTTCGCGAGAAGAGGCCTTACACCACCTATGGTGGATGGAGCGAGCAAAAGCCAGGATTTGGCACTCTTGGTAGATTCATGCCTGAGATGACCCGCCTCACGGAAGACGGAGAGACCTACGAGCTGAACTTCCGGTTTGACCGAGCCGCATATCAGATCATGCGGGACCTCGGGGCCAGCCATCGAGTTGCCGCTGACAAGGCATTTCTGTGCCCGACCTGGTGCGGGAAGAGGAATACAGCTACCAAAGGCCAGACCTGGCAGTTCGACATGCAGGTAGCGGATGATCCTGATATCGAGTTGGTTGCCATGCTGTGGCCAGAATACGATATCGACTGGCCGGATGGCGAGGTGAATATCGTTGAGGGTAAGATGGGTGGCGACACAATGCTCACCAACCTGCATTGGAAGGACCCAGAGACCAACGAGGGCCGGCATGCCCCACTGGACGTCCAGATGCGCCCACAGTGGCTCAATCGATATGGGCTTCGGATCAAGCCCAACGCAGTCTTGTGGTATATCAATGGGTGGGATGAGCGAGTCCTCGAGACACCGCATGCTCCATACCGCAATCAGGTTCACTTCGTACTTCAAGCCGGTGTGAATGAGCATATCCTCGACCGTATGGGCGAAGACCCGATTAATGACGGATTCGAATGGGAGAGGACAATCCTGTTCCGCCCAGTCAACTTCCCGGGGATTCACCCGCAATTCAAGTAATATAATAAGATATGGAGAATCATATTATGAATGATATCAACCCCAACATCATGCCCAAGAAGCTCGCCGTGGACGAGCCTGTTGTTATGAAAGATGACCAGGTCACGAAAGACATCATCAAAGAACTGACTTTCGTCATCGATGAGTTCGACGAGTCCGATTTCCTGGCCTCGCTCAAACTGTTTGTAGCCATTCGGCAGCGGGATGTTCCGCGACTGAAGCAGTGGTTCAAGGCGCACTTCGCGGCTAGAGGTTTCGTCACATTTTTCAAGGAAGAAGGGCAGCTCTTCCTTAAGCTCAAAGTCGACAAAGATTTCGCAGATCCGAACGAGGAGAATTGATATTATGTGGTCAAAAATTGTAGCGACTGCCGCCAAGAGTGCCGCAGTTCTCAAGCGCTTTGCCCCCGAAATCATGGTGGGAGCAGGGATTGTCGGTGGCGTTGCCGCCGCGGTTATGGCATGCAAGGCGTCGCCCAAGGCTGAACTCTTGAAGGAGGAACTTGCCTCCGATCTCGAGAGCCTTCAGGTGGCTCAAGAGGAGATCGCTCAGTCCGACAAGGCTGAGGAATACACTGAGCAGGACGCTCGGATGGATGTGGTCCGGACTTATGCGGCATATGCAGGCAAGCTGATCCGGCTGTATGGTCCTGCGGTGCTGGTTGGCGTCGGCGCCGTTGCGTCGATTCTCGGCGGATGCGGCATCCTGCGTGGACGCGTCGTGGCCCTTGGCGCGGCACTGACTGCCTCGGACAGGGCATATGATATTTACCGCTCCCGTGTGCGAGACCGTTTCGGAGAGGATGTGGACAATGAGCTCAAGTACGGGCTGTCCACGTCCAAGGTTACTGTCAAGCACGAAGACGGGACCAAGGAAAAGGTTATCACTCAGTCGCTCCCTGACGAGGAGGCGGTCGCTACTGGCGCGTCCCAGTATGCCCGGGTGTTCGATGCCAGTAACCCGAACTGGAGCCCTGACAAGTCTGTGTCCCTGCTGTTCCTTCAGGCGCAGCAGAATTACATGAACAGCCTTCTCAACTCGAGGGGGCACGTTCTCTTGAACGAGGTGTATGACGCGCTCGGTCTGCCGCACACTTCTGATGGATGCCTGGTTGGTTGGCTCAAGGCCCCGGCTGATCCTGTGGCTGCAATCGCTGCTGGAAAGCAGGTGGGCGATGGGTTCATCGACTTCGGAGTCTTCGGATCTGAGGGACGCGGTGCTCGAGACTTCATGTCCAGCTGGGATGACAAGATCCTCCTCGACTTCAATGTCGACGGGGTAGTCTTCGACAAGATCTGAGCTGCGTCATGATCGAGCGAATTGTTATATTTGTTGGTGGTGCCCTTATTGGGAGCTTTGGCGGATTCCTTGTAGGGAAGAGCCTTGAGCAGCGCCATCGCGAGGAAGTCGTCCAGGCAGAGGTCAATGACTTCAAAGCGTCTTGGAAGCGGACTCACCCCGAGAAGAAAAAGGTCGAGAAGACCTTCAATGGAAAGACAGAAACCGAATTGACAGAGGAGGTGAGGGCAGCCCAGGAAGAACTCTTCGTAATTGCAGAGGAGTCGGGGTACAACCCCACTCCTCAAGATGAGAAGACGTTTTTTGTGCCGGAGCATGAGGGTGATATTTTCGCGATAACCATCGCTGAGTACACCACAAGCCCGTACAGGACCACAGAACTGTCATATTATGTCCATGATGATGTCCTTGCGGCATCAAACGGCCAGGTGGTTACTGATCCAGAAGGTGTGGTTGGTGATTGGCTGGATTCACTGAGGCCGGATGAGCCACTGTATATTCGCAACGAGATTCTCGAAGCGGATTACGAAGTGACATGGGTCGATGACAGTTATGAGCGTGCTGTACTGCACGTTCGAGACAAAACACCTGAGCTCCCGTTTACTGATGAGGACTGATGACTCATATTTTGAATGGCTGTACAGCCGGCTAGTCCCGGGGCGTAATAGTAATCCCAAGCGGTCTCGTCGATGCCTGCTGGAAACTCTTATGCGCAAAGAGTTCATCCCAGTGCTAGATGACGATCGCAACCGAGCAGATACTATATCTGAGCTTCGGTTCCAGTTCGAGGATAGTGAGGGCGGTCTTGTCGACGGGCCGCCCTCCGTCCTGGAGGTTATATTCTGTCTGGCTCAGCAGGCGGAGTTCTGGGCTGCTGGATCTGGAAACGACCAGGGAGTACGAGCGTGGTTCTGGGAGTTCCTTGGTAATCTCGGGGTCGACTCGTTTGACGACGAGGAGTGGCATGAAATCAATGCCCAAGGCTTCACAGCTGACCGTATTGATGACTGGCTGCTACGTGATTATGACTATGATGGTTCTGGTGGGCTGTTCCCCCTCAGAGACCCATCATGCGATCAACGATTCTCCGACCTATGGACGCAGCTTGGCGACTACGTCATGGAGCAAACCGATATCCTGTGAGGAGGGGCTATGGACTTCTTCCGAGTCATCGAAAGGCGACGTAAGGAGCAGGGGCAAGAAATAATCACCGTTCGCCCAGAGTTCCTTGTAGGGAAGCATCGGGACCTCATGATCCGTGGTGGGAGCTTCTATGCGGTATGGGACCAGGGCCGAGGCCTATGGTCAGACAGCGAGTATGACGTCGCCTCGCTGATTGACCGTGAGTTGTTCGAGTATCGAGATCGAATGCCCGTAGACCCCGCTGTGAAGGTTCGAGTAGCTTCACTCAAGGGGTTTGATTCACGTTCCTGGCAGGACTACAAGACATGGACTCGGAGCCTTCCGGATCATTTTGAGCCTCTGAATACCAAGCTCAAATGGTCAAATCAGGAAGTTATTCGGGAAGACTACATCACACGTCAACTGGACTACCCTCTCGAGGAAGCTCCTTGTGAGGCATATGACGAGATGATGGCTGTTCTGTATGCCAAGCCGGAGCGTGACAAGATCGAGTGGTCCATCGGCTCAATCATCACGGGGGACTCCGTAGAGCTCCAGAAGTTCCTCGTGTTGTTTGGCGCCAGTGGCACTGGTAAGTCCACAGTCCTTGAGATTGTGGAGATGCTTTTTGAGGGGCATATTCAGCCGTTCGATGCGAGAGCTCTGGGTACAGCATCTTCACAGTTTGCACTGGAGGCTTTCAGGTCGAACCCGATTGTAGCCATTCAGCATGACGGTGACCTTTCGAGAATTGAGGACAACACCCGGCTGAACTCAATAATCGGCCATGACCGAATGCTCATGAATGAGAAGGGTAAGAGCCAGTACTGGTTCAAACCCATCTCATTTTTGATGGTAGGCTCAAACAGCCCTGTGAAGATCACCGATGCCAAGTCTGGTATCCTTCGCAGGCTGATCGATGTGTCCCCGACCGGGGAGCTCCTTGATATTGATCGATACTTTCAGCTCAAGGCCCGCCTACCCTTCGAACTGAGTGGTATTGCTTGGCGGTGCCTTCAGGTGTACAAGAGTCTTGGGAAACACTACTATCAGGCGTACCGCCCAGTAGCCATGATGCGTCGGACAAATGATCTGTTTGGGTTCGTCAACGACTCCCTGTTGGAACTCGATGGGTGCCCGCATATTACTCTGGCTAGGGCTTATGCCTTGTACAAAGAGTACGTGGAGGATGCAGGTCTGAAGTTCCTGATGCCGCGTAGAGTTTTCGCCGAGGAGCTGAAGGAGTACTTCCAAGACTTCAAGGAGCGAGCGGCGGTCGATGGTGTGAAACTGCGGAATGTCTATTTCCAGCTGGACCATTCCAAGTTGGAGCCGCAGGAAGTCAAAAACTCACTAGGTCCGAAGGTCCATCCACTAGTGTTGAATAGCACAGAGAGTCTGCTCGACAAGATGCTATCCGATCGCCCTGCACAGTACGACAACGGTGCGGGAGCACCGAACGCCCCATGGTCCAAAGTTTCCACAACACTTGCTGATATTGACACGTCGCAAGTACACTATGTGCGAGTTCCCGAGAACCATATCGTCATCGACTTCGATATCAAGAATTCTGATGATGAAAAAGACCCCTCGGCAAACCTGACCGCTGCTGCGGAATGGCCACCGACATATGCGGAGTTCAGCAAGTCTGGCGGTGGGGTCCACTTGCACTATATTTACGAGGGCCCGCTGGAGAACCTGGCCAAAGATTACGCCCCAGGTGTAGAGGTCAAAGTGTTCCGAGGCAAAGCGGCCCTGAGAAGGAGAGTGAGTTATTGTAACGATACCCCGGTTGCAATTCTTCATGGGGGTCTTCCTCGAAAGGAGGCGCCTGTGATTGATCATAATACCATGATGTCCGAGCGAGGGCTCAGAGATCTTATCGAGCGGAACCTCAGGAAGGAGATTCACCCAGGCACCAAACCGTCTGTCGACTTCATACAAAAGATCTTGGACGATGCGTACAAGTCCGGGATGGAATATGATGTCTCGGATATGGAACCTCGAGTAATCCTGTTCGCTTCAAGAAGTTCCAATCAGGCAGCGCTTTGCATGAAGCTATGCCAGGAGATGAAGTTCAAGAGCGAGCATGATGAACCAGTGAGGCCCGTACCGGAAGATACTCGCAAGGTGTATTTCGACTGTGAGGTATTCCCTAACCTCTTCGTACTCTGTTGGAAACCCAAGGGTGGCCAAACGGTTGGTATGATCAATCCGGCGCCTGAGGAGATTGAACCACTCCTCAAGACGCGTCTTGTTGGGTTCAACTGCCGCAAATACGACAACCATATCACCTATGGGGCTTACATGGGGCTGAACAACGCCCAACTGTATCAGCTCTCGAAGAGGGTTATCGACAATGTGCCAGGCGCAACGTTTCGTGAGGCATATAATCTGTCATATGCCGATATCTATGACTTTGCGGCAACCAAGAAGTCTCTAAAGAAATGGGAGATCGACCTTGGTATTCATCATCAGGAGCTCGGGTTCGACTGGGACCAGCCTGTTCCAGAAGAAAAGTGGCCATTGGTGGTGGAGTACTGCAAGAACGACGTCGAGGCAACTGAGGCCGTGGATGATCACCTGTCTGCGGATTTCACAGCCAGGCAGCTGTTGGCAGAGCTTGCTGGGATGACCCCCAACGATACGACACAACGCCTTGCGGCGAAGATCATATTCGAGGGCAATCCGGCACCTCAGTCTGAGTTTGTCTACACAGACCTCTCGGAGATGTTCCCTGGATACAAGTACGAGTTTGGGAAGAGCACCTACAGAGGTGAAGAAACTGGTGAAGGCGGGCTCGTACGAGCCACGCCCGGTATCTACCGAAATGTGAAGGTATTTGACGTCGAGTCAATGCACCCCACAAGCATTGAGCAGCTAAACCTGTTCGGGAAGTACACCAAGAACTTCTCCGATCTCAAGTCTGCCCGAGTAGCCATCAAGCATGGAGACTACGACAAGGTCCGACACATGTTCGGGGGCAAGCTTGCGCCTTATCTGAAAGACGAGTCCTCGGCGAAGGACCTATCATACGCCTTGAAGATTGTAATCAACAGCGTGTATGGGCTCTCCAGCGCCAAGTTCAACAACCCCTTCCGAGACCCCAGGAACGTAGACAACATCGTGGCAAAACGCGGGGCGTTGTTCATGATCGACTTGTGGAAGGCCTTGGAAGAACGTGGGGTACACGTCTTCCATATCAAGACGGACTCCATCAAGATTGAAAACCCGTCAACAGAAACAGAGGAGTTTATCCATGATTTCGGAAAGAAGTACGGGTACAAGTTCGATGTCGAGGATGAGTACGAAAGGCTCTGTCTCGTCAACGACGCCGTTTATGTGGCGAAGGACTACGAAGGTAAATGGCATGCGACTGGCGCCCAGTTCGCTGAACCGTATGTCTTCAAGCGCCTCTTTGGAAAAGAGGCCATCACCTTTGAAGACTGTTGCACTCAACGATCCGTTACAACGGCTCTCTATCTTGACATAGGGGATGATCAGAGCCATGATTATCGATTTGTTGGGAAAACTGGGCGGTTCACGCCGGTCAAAACTGGCGGAGGAACTCTCTTAAGGATAAAAGATGACAAATACTACTCAGTCTCCGGAACCAAAGGATACAAATGGGTCGAAAGCGAAACCTTTTCAGCTGACGACCGAGCATCTCTCAAAAACGTTGACCGAGATGTTTTTGAAGGACTCGTGGATAAAGCGCGGGCCCAAATAGAAAAGTTCGGAGATGCTGAAGCATTTCTGAATGACTGAAACGGATTTTAAAATGGCTATCGTAAAAAACAGATTCGACCTTCGACTTCTCAACCATCTTGTGGAGAAGACCGGAGGCACAAATGAAGCTATAAATCACTATGAACAGCTCATGGCTCCGTCTTGCCTGGGCATGGTCTACAGTATGAAATTTGCTACGAATGGTCTGAGTGACGATGAGTTGCTCATGATGATTGAAGTTGCAACCACGCTTTCATACTTCGAGGCTTTCAAGCAGTTCGATATATACTTGACCGGTGAGATGATGGACTGGTACCTCTATTGGTACCACCGTTTGATGAAGACACACTCAGATGACAAATTCGAACGTCTGCTTGGCCTGAAAGAGTACACGGTAAAGCTCTTCAAGTATGTGGAGTATGCCCATACAGAAGGCCTAGTTGGGTATTACCGAGAAGCAAAAACGTTGAAGCTAAACAAGTGGCTTCAGGAACTTGAGGCTGAATGGACTAGGAGAAACAAATGAATGCGTTTGAAAACACACTCCTCGCATACTATACCCTTAGGCTGCCGTCATGCCCTGGGCATGAGAAAGCATATCAATTCGAAGGGCTGATGAATTTCGACAACCATATAGCAAGTATTCGCAGACGGGCAACTTTGGTTGACGGCTACCTGGACACGCTGGACCTGTTCAACATCGCCTGGACTCTTGGGATCATTGACTGGCAGAGGCGTAGTGGTCGGGCTACCTCGCCGGAGCTTGGCGAAAAGATAATCAGCTTTTTGGAAAGCTTGTCCAAACGTGACTCTGGAGTGGTTGTACCGTTTGCTACAACCTGGAAATTCCTCGAACAGTTGGCTGGTGCCAGCCAAGCGCCAGCGCAGATCCTTGTCGAGGTTGAACGTAAGTACAAGAACCTTGCGATGGAGATTGCTGTGGATGGCTTCCTCACTTCTCCGCGTAATCAAAAAGGAGTGTGATCACAATGCCATATTCAACACCAATCATCCTGATAGAACTGTACATCAAAAAAGCCAACATGACAGACTGTCCCGAAAGTAGGCACCGGGCGCGCTGGTTCTACGACACCGTGCTTCTCGAGAAGGCAGTCACGAATAAACTCTATACCAGTCACCCAGACCCCAATCTTGCGCGGATGTCAGAATATGCGTACCTCGGGTTGGGGGTCGTCGATCAGGTTAAACGAAAAGTCACAGACCTAGAACCGCTGGAGCCGTTCCTCTATACTACAATCAACACTATCCGAGATTGGGTGAATGATGAGCCGGTTGATGTTAGCGCACCAGTGTTGGCCCTTATACAAGAGTTGACTGGGTGTGGTTACACGGATTTCGATATTATCATGGGCGCCTTGCCACAGTCGACCATCCTGGATACCTTGTTCGAAACTGAAAGGACTAATGATGAATTCTGATGCAGCTTACCACATGGAATGCCTACGGGCGCACTACATGATCCAAACGGGGGTTATTTACTCACCAAAACTCATGCGGGAGGCTCACGCGCAGTTTAACTATGAGGACCACTGTAAAGCAATCGGTGACAAGCTCGTCGAGCTCTGGTACACCGAGGAAGACCTTCGTGCCGCTCAGACCATGGCTCTCGGCCTTGGGATCCTCGCCTGGGCTCGAGACAACATCAAAGAGGTGACCTACAGCTTCGCTACGAATACCACGCTGTTCACCAACCAGGTCATGGCCTGGCTTCGATGGGGCGCTGGAAATGAGCCTCCGCGAGGCAGTGTGGACATTCTTCTCCAGCACGTAATATCAGAGGAGAACCCAAAAGCCTCCGTTATTCGAGAAGTCGATTACATCTACCACGAGCTTCTTCATCAGGTCACCGGCCTTCTGATTATCGAGGAACACAAATGAGCAACAAAATTACAATCCAGGATGCCCGTACGATGTTCCGAAATCTCTCTGGAGCATCTCGAAAGTTTGAGAAGGACGACGGACTTTTCCTGGACGCTCGTCGAGAGCTGACTGTCTGTCTTGACCGCGAGCTTGCAGAGGAGCTCATGGAAGAGGGCCTCCCTGTAAAAATCAAGCCTCCTCGCACTGAGGACGAGGACGAGCAGTTCCGGCTCAAGATCGCAGTCCGGATGGAGTCCAAGTTCCCCCCGACCGTGTATCTTGTGCAGGGGCGACTCAAGACCTTGCTGAACAAGGACACCATTGGTCTGCTTGACAAGCTTCGGCCGCTCAAGATCGACCTTCGCTTCCGGTACTACAACTGGGAGTTGGCCGGAAAGACCGGCGTGAAGGCCGCTCTGGACACGATGTATTTCGTCGCTGAGGAAGACCCCCTTGCAGAAGCATACGCCGATTATGAGGAGACACGCTGATGGCACTTCTGTACAAGCCGATTGAGGCATCCGATGGGGAGCACTATCTGACTTCCTATGATGTATTTCGCCTGAATGGCACTCCCACCAAAGAGGTGGAGGCCAGCTTGACAGATCCTGAATACAAAACAAAGTCTGGTGTCACGTACAAATATATGGATTATTGGATGACGGCGGACTTCTTTGAAAGTCTCTACCGAAAGAAGTAAATGAATATCGAGTTGAGGCCCGCTCAACTCAAAGCTGCGAACTCCCTGGTGTCCGGCTCCATCCTGTGTGGTGGGGTCGGCACTGGGAAGTCGCGAACCTCACTATTCTTTTTCTTTTGTCGAATTTGCGGCGGCAGAGTAAAAGCGAATGGCGAGGGCGAGTATCGGCGGGCAGAGTATCCTGTGGACCTGTATATAATTACGACAGCGCGAAAAAGAGACAGTCTCGAGTGGGAAAAAGAGCTTGCTGATTTTGGCCTTGCTCAAAACACGTCTGACACAACTCGGATTCGCGTGGTCGTTGATAGCTGGAACAATATCAAGAAATACACGGATGTTGAACGTGCATTTTTCATCTTTGATGAGCAGCGGCTTGTTGGGTCGGGCACTTGGGTGCGATCGTTCTACAAAATCGCCAGAAACAACCGGTGGATCCTGCTGAGTGCTACCCCTGGGGACAAATGGCACGATTACATACCAGTTTTCGTGGCCAATGGGTTCTACCGGAACAAGACGGAGTTCGAGCACGAGCACGTCTCGTGGAAGAACTTCCGAAATTACCGCCTGGTGGACCGCTATTTGGGCCTCAGGAAGCTCGAGGTTCTCCGTAGACGGCTTCTTGTGACTATTCCCATAGAGAAGCACACAGAGCGCCATACAGAGCGTCTGAGGGCCTCCTACGACGTCACAGCGTACTTCGAAATCCACAAGAAAAGGTGGAATCCGGAGACGCAGGCGCCCATCAAAAACGCCGGAGAGCTTTGCGGGCTGCTTCGAAAGGTGGTGGGTCGGGATTCGTCGAAGATCCGGCACCTTGTGGATGTAGTGGAGAAGCGCGGTAGGGCCATCGTGTTCTACAACTATGACTGGGAGCTCGAGATCTTGAGGGGGGCTCTTGCACGACTTGAGATAACGTTTGCTGAATGGAATGGGCACAAGCATGAGCCGATTCCAGAGACGGAGCAGTGGGTGTACCTTGTACAATACACCGCTGGGGCCGAGGGATGGAATTGTGTGACTTGTGATACGGTGGTGTTCTTCAGTGATAATTACTCATACAAAGTGATGGAACAAGCAGCTGGAAGGATCGATCGGATGAACACTCCATTCACGGATTTGTGGTATTATCACATCCGAAGTGACGCCCCGATCGACCGCGCTGTGGCCTCCGCGATACGCCAAAAACGGGCGTTTTCGGAGTCAATTTTCGCGAAAAATCGGACTTAGTTTCCAAATTGGAAACGGACCACCCAGGTGGTCCACGGACCAGAAAAAGTGGTCCATGGTCGACATGTCGTTAACCTTTTGTTAACCTTTTGTTAACCTTGGACCAAAAAAGTGGTCCATGGACCACCTGGGTGGTCCACTTGAAGTGGGCTCTGACTAGGGCTTTTACTTGAAATGGACCACTTTTTACTATATACCCCCTTTTTACTAGAGAAGTAAAAATATAGTAAAAATAGGGTAAATTTTTACCCTCCGCCAAAAAAAGGGGTTTTGCCAAAAAGTGGTCCACAGGCCTGTTTTAACCCTAAATGAGAACGATTCTCAAGTCTCGGCGTGAAGCGCTCTGGCCTCGCATCGCAAACAACGGTTATAATGAGAGGGAGTAAGATGTCTGTAATTTACGGACGTGTTCTCCCGTGCTTGACCCCCTCACAAGCACACCTCATATGTTTTGTCTCAAGGAGGTGACGTTTGGTTACACGAGTGTACATAGGGAAGGACTATCAGGGTAACTCCGCCTATATGTCTGAAGCTGGTGCCGACTGGTACAAGTGGTACAAGGCTTGGATGAAAATAAAGCATCCAGACATAGACCTCGCTATTATCCAAGCTATGGGTAATAGCGTTCTGTCCGGAAATACCCATAGCTACGGCTATGCTTTTGACTGGGACACGTACCGGCTTACTCACGACCAACAGATGACGGTGGTCCAGACATCTCGCAGGTTCGGCGCATCCGCCACATATGTCCGAGATGGTCGCGACTCAAAGAAGTTTGGCCCCCACATCCATTCGGCACTTGACGCAGGTCCAGGCGTTCAGGACGGATGCCATTGGCAGATCGAGTCCGTCAAGTGTGGCATGAATGCTCTAACTAATGAGCGGCCAGATCGGTACAAGAGCCTGAACCCTGCAAGGTGGGTGACCCTCTATGAGGGCATCCAGATGATGAAACAAGAATTGGAGGACGACTTGCCAAGTCCCTACGATGTGGCCAAGAGTGTGTTCAATGATATCACGTTTGGCCCCGAAACTTACGGTCAATACATTTCGAGAATGCAGACCACGGTCGATGATACGAAGAACAAGACTATCGATATCGATCTTCGATGTCAGGATCTCGAGCGCGCGAATGCGGCACTGCGCAAGGAAGTCGCAGATCTTCGGGATGACCTGTCCGCCTTTACTCGAGGGATTTATGATCCTGAGAACCCCTTGGCGGATTCCGAGGGTTATGTTTCTGTGCTTCGGTGGTTTGTGTCCCTTCGGGACGAAATCCGCAAGAAGTGAAAGAGACCACTTTTGAGAGGCAGTTCTGCAAGAAGCTTCAACGCCTTTTGCCGGGCTGCCTCATTCTAAAGGGGCAATCGGCGCAACTTCAGGGAATCCCCGATCGTCTTGTCATATGGCAGGACCGCTGGGCTTTCCTGGAGTTCAAGCGCTCCAAGACCGCTGTTCGACAACCGAACCAGGAATGGTATGTAGGTATGCTGAACGACTGGTCCTACGCATCGTTCGTCTATCCCGAGAATGAGGAGCAAGTCCTCAATGAAATTCAACAGGCATTCGGCACTTGAGGGCTCACACGCCTTTCTGAGCGCCTCGAAATCAAGTTGGGTCAATTACACCCCAGAGAAGCTCAAGGCCGCCTACGAGGCGCATAGGGCCGCGCAAAGGGGTACAGAGCTTCATGCTCTGGCTGCTCAGCTGATCAAGCATCGGATTAAGCAGGCAAGAACAAAACAGACGTTTCAGAACTACGTCAATGATGCCATAGGCTTTCGAATGGACCCGGAAGTGATTCTATACTATTCGCCATGGGCCTATGGAACAGCGGACGCGATATGCTTCCGCAATCAGAAACTCCGAATCCACGATCTCAAGACGGGTGTGCATCCAGCAAACGTACGACAGCTGGAGGTTTATGCGGCGCTGTTCTGCCTGGAGTATGATTATAAACCGGGTAAGATCGACATGGAACTCCGCATATACCAGAATGATGAGATTGTCGTCCATGTTCCGGAACCATCTGATATAACCCACATAATGGGTTGGATGAAGCAAGCCTCAAGCATGATTGATGACTGGGTGGTGAGAGATGACTGAGTCGCTGGCGCATATCGGCGTTAAAAGGAAGTCCGGGCGGTATCCGTGGGGCTCGGGAGAAGAGCCATACCAGCACGAGGCAGGATTCCTTCAAGCCGTCAACGACATGCGCAAGTCCGGCATGTCCGAGAAAGAGATTGCCACATTCCATGGAATGAGCACCGGAGAGCTCCGGGCCATGAAGACCGCGGCCCTGGAGTCGGTCAAGGCCGCAAAAATAGCCGAAGCTGTGCGACTCAAGGAGAAAGGGCTCTCAAATGTCGCCATTGGCGAGAGAATGGGACTCAATGAGTCCAGTGTCCGAGCCTTGCTGAAGCCCGCTTCTGAAGCAAAAAGGGGCGTCCTAGAGGCAACACAAAAGACCCTGACGGAGGCAGTGGCCAAGAAAGGCCCTATCGATATCGGCACCGGGGTCGAGGCTCATATGGGTATTTCGCGAGAAAAGCTCAATGCCGCTGTGGCGCAGCTTCAGGCGCAAGGGTATAAAGTATACTACACCAAGGCGGAACAGCTGGGTACTGGTAAAGAGACCAGCATCAAAGCTTTGGTGCCGCCTGGGATGTCATACAAGGAGTTTGTGGAAAATGCCCACAAACTGGGCTCAGTGTATTCTTACTCCCCTGATAAGGGCCACACATTCCTCGGAATGACTGAAAAACCAGTGAATGTGGATCTTAAGCGGGTCCAGGTTCGCTGGAAAGAGGAAGGTGGAACCGACAGGGACGGTGTCATTGAGCTTCGCAGAGGCGTGGATGATATCTCACTGGGTGGGGCAAAGTATGCCCAGGTCCGGATAAAGGTCAACAATACCCATTACCTCAAGGGCATGGCTATGTACGCCGATGACCTTCCGAAGGGTATTGACATGCGCTTTAATACCAACAAACCGAAGAGTACCAATAAGCTTGACGCGATGAAGGAGCTCAAGGACGATCCGGATAATCCATTCGGCGCCACCGTGCACCCAAAGTATTACGTCGGAAAAGATGGCAAGCGTAAGGTGTCGGCCCTTAATATCGTGAACGAAGAGGGCACTTGGAACGACTGGTCCAGGAACTTGGCCAGTCAATTCCTGTCGAAGCAAAGCCCGGTGTTGGTCAAAAAGCAGTTGGGAATCACCGAAGCCTCGAAGAAGGCGCAATTCGATGAGATCCAGAAGTTGACCAACCCTGCGGTTCGGAAAAAGCTTCTCCAAGAGTTTGCGGACAGCTGTGACTCCGCCGCCACTCACCTCAAAGCTGCTAAGCTGCCGCGTCAGGCCACCCAAGTACTTCTTCCTCTCCCCAAACTTAAAGAAGGCGAAATATATGCGCCTAATTTCAAGCATGGAGAGAAGGTCAGTCTTGTTAGGTATCCCCATGGCGGTATCTTCGAGATCCCCACCCTTACGGTAAACAACAAGTCCGCCATTGGTAAGAAACTCATTGGGATGGCCAAAGATGCTGTCGGTATCCATCCTAAGGTGGCTGAAAGACTGTCTGGTGCAGACTTTGATGGTGACACAGCAGTTTGCATTCCAAATAATGACGGTAAGGTTCGAACTGCTCCAGCTCTTAGTGGGCTGAAGAACTACGATCCAAAGATTTCATACCCCGGGTATAAAGGCATGAAAGTCATGTCCAAGGGCGAGACTGGGAATCAGATGGGGCGTATCTCGAATCTGATCACCGACATGACTGTCAAAGGAGCTACCCCAGCAGAGCTTGCTCGAGCAGTCCGTCATTCTATGACTGTGATTGATGCCCATAAGCATCAGCTTGATTACCGTCTCAGTGAGAGGGATAACGGCATCAAACAGCTTCAGGAAAAGTACCAAAAAGCTGGGGGTGGCGCTACCACTATCATTTCACGGTCGACGGGCGACCGCCGTATTCCGCAGATCAAGCCTCGCTCTATGTCGAAGGGCGGGCCTATTGATAAAAAGACCGGCGAGCTAATCTATGAACCGACGGGCGCTACTTATCATAAGCCCGTCAAGAACAAGAATGGCGACATTGTACGCTGGGTTGAAACGCAGAACCTTACGAAGATACCCAACATGATGCTAACTCGGGATGCCAGAACTCTGGTGTCGGAAAAGAATACCCCGACCGAGAGAGTCTATGCGGCGTACGCTAACAACATGAAGGCGTTGGCAAACAAAGCCCGCCTTGCTATGATCAATACCCCATCGCAAAAACAAAGCCCGTCGGCCAAAAAGGTGTACGCCAACGAACTCAAGTCTCTCCGTGCAAAACTGGAGGTCGCCCTCAAGAACGCACCAAGGGAACGCCAGGCACAGCTCTATGCTGGTTATGTAGTGAAGCAGAAGAACGCTTCTAATCCAGACATGGACAAAGACGAGGTGAAACGGTTGAAAAACCAGGCCCTCGCTCAGGCAAGGGCCCGGTTCGGGGCCAGCAAGGCCAAGTCTGCGGCACACATCACAGACAAGGAATGGGAAGCCATACAGGCAGGTGCGGTCTCGCACACGTTCCTTGAGAAGTTGATGGACAACACAGACATGGAACGTGTTAAGCAGTTGGCTACACCACGTGGTGTGCGTACCATCTCACCCTCTCAGAGGGCCCGCGCTAAGGCACTGCTGGATGCGGGCTATACACAGGGCGATGTAGCAGACGCACTAGGTGTATCGGTGTCATTCATCCAAGACCTACTGGAAGGAGGTAAGTAATGGACGTCGCTCTTACCACAGCCGACAACCCATACGACCCTTTGGATCAGTTCGTTGAATGGTGGAACTACGACACCTCTATGGGCTACCACACTGCTGCCTATGTGGCAAGGATTGCAAGAACTTCAGAAGAACTTTCTGATTCTGACAATCAAATTGAGTTGCTTAAAGCAATTGATGAAATCATCGAACTCAATCCGCTTATTCCTTACGTAAAGATTGTTCGAGAATCAGAAACAATATATGTTTGAATGATGCGGGAGGGGGGGTCGCAAATAAAAGACCCCCTACTGCTTCGACGGCCACCCAAAAAATCCCCCGGAGGGCATATTTTCCGGCTTGAAACCGGGCGAAAGGGAAAGGAAACACCATGGCGAGTCGCCGAAAGTCGTCTCGACCGGCCCTGACCCGGGAAGCTCGAGAGCAAACCATGATTGCATTGGCGATGGACAAGGCGGAGGAGCTTCTACGAGGAGATAATCCTCCGCTTTCCATTGTTAATCACTACCTTAAATTGGCAACTGTACGCAACGAGGTCGAGTTGGCTCGAATCAAGGCCGATACAGCGGAGCGAGAGGCCAAAACCAGGGCCCTTGAGGCCAACGAACGATTGGACGAGATGTATGCCAAGGCGATTGAAGCCATGCGGAGCTACCGATCCTCTGACTAGGCGCACATTCACCAAGCTCAACCACTTGGAAGACTATTTCGATCGGTATAAGTATCTGAGAATTGGCACCCAGCGCCCTGGTGAGCGCACCTTTGGCGGTGATCGCTGGCTCAATCAGCGCTTCTATGCAAGCTCTGAGTGGAAGTCCGTGCGTGAAGAAGTCATCGCTCGCGATCAAGGGTATGATATGGGGCATCGAGACTACCCAATAAAAGGGAAGATTTATGTCCATCACATGAACCCAATGGACGTCCAGATGCTCAAGGACGGAGAAATCACAATTCTTGATCCGGAGTATCTTATCTCAGTGTCCATGATGACGCACGAGGCAATCCACTTCGGGGATTCAGGACTTCTACCAAAACCACATGTAGAGCGTATGCCTGGCGATACACTATTGTGGGGAAAGAGGCGAAATGACCGTATTGGCTGACGTAAAGGAGTTCCTGAACATCCCATGGGATTTTTGGGACTATGACAAGCAGCTCAAGCCGATGATTGAAATGGCATTCGCTGATCTCGTCCAATTCGGTATGCCGAACACTGTCGAGATGGATCAGGATTTGGAGTGGGCGGCACTTGGTCCCAACAGATCGCCGCATATCAAGGAGTACGTCTGCCTTCGAACCAAGATGGCATTTGACCCTCCGCAGAACGCGTTTCTGGTCACTCCGATTGAGAAGCGCCTGACCGAACTACAGCACAGGATCATCTATCACTACGAGCGATTCGAAGGAGGGGTTGATAAATGGGGAAGGACGTAGAAACGTTTCTCGCCCACCACGGGGTTAAGGGTATGAAGTGGGGGGTTCGGAAAAAGCGACAGTCTCGGGTCGATACGAGTGCCGTAAACGAACTTGCTCGACGTAAAAATCAGAATATAGGGATGGTCGACCCAAGTACTGTCGGGCCTAAAAAGACGGGCAACCCTAATGTAGCGATGCCCGATCAAGGTACGCTGAATAAGTCATCTGGAGGTCTGGTTCGCCGCCCAAATACGGCGCATCTCACGGATAAGCAGCTTCAGGATACCATTAATAGGATGCGGCTGGATCAGCAGTATGCTGAACTCACTGCGCCAAAGGTATCCCCTGGTAAGAAGTGGATCAAGGGCCTCGGTACCAAGTTGGCCAACAACCTCCAGGACGCAATTGCCAAGAATGCATCCCAGATGATCGTCACGAGTGCTCGAAAGTATCTCACAGACGCCGCAAAGAACAGGGCCGTCAATAAAGCCAAAGTGAGTCGGGAGTCTACTAAGGCCTCAGCGCCAAAGACTCCGACTACCAACTCTGCCCCAAAAGCCCCAAGCCCCACACCCCAGGCAAAGCCCTCGCCAAGCGCGGGAGCTAATGCCGGAAAAGCTTACAACAAGATTAAGGAATCGTGGGGCAACTTCAAGGCGAACCAGAAGTCCAAAAAGTACGTTCGAAACGGCGAAACAGTTGCTTATCGGGAGCCAACTTATACTGTGGACGAAGATGGGCGGCCCTCAATTGCGGGGGTGACCTTCAAGCGAATAAAGATTCGATGAAAGGTCAAAATGCTATCAAACACCGCGGTACCAAAGTACTACGGCGAGTTTCGTGACAAAGTACTCCGTGGCGAGATCCCGGTATGCAAGGAACTCTCCATGGAGATGAATCGGATCGATGCTCTAATCGATGACCCCGACATGTATTACGATGACGAGGCTATCGATGGGTGGATTCGATTCTGCGAGAACGAACTTACACTCACAAATGGCGAGGACGTTGAACTCCTTGACACATTCAAACTCTGGGGCGAGCAGCTCTGGGGTTGGTATCGGTTTGTCGAACGCTCAGTCTACATCCCGAATGAGGATGGGATCGGCGGACACCATGAGACTCAATTGGTCAAGGAGCGACTGACCAAGAAGCAGTACATCATAGTGGCACGAGGTGCCGCCAAGTCGATGTATGCGGCATTCTGGCAGATCTATTGGCTGGTCATGGACACGGCCACCACCCATCAGGTAACTACGGCCCCGACAATGCCGCAGGCAGTCGAGGTGATGTCGCCGATCAAAACCGCCATTACTCGTCACCGTGGCCCACTCTTCAAGATGCTGACCTATGGCTCGCTCCAGAACACCACCGGGAGTCGTGCGTTGCGTCAGCAGCTGGTATCCACCAAGAAGGGCATCGAGAATCTACTCACGGGGTCTCTTCTCGAGATTCGCCCCATGACCATCGACAAGCTCCAAGGTCTTCGAAGCAAGTACAATTCAGTAGATGAATGGTTGTCTGGCGATGTTCGTGAAGACGTTGTTGGCGCCATCGAGCAAGGGGCATCGAAGAACAAAGGTTACGCGATCATTGCCATCTCATCCGAGGGCACAGTTCGAAACGGCTCGGGCGACGCGGTCAAAATGGAACTCCAGAAGATCCTTCGAGGGGAGAGCTATCAGCCGCATGTGTCCATTTGGCACTACAAGCTCGACTCGGTGTCTGAGGTCGCTGACCCTTCTCGGTGGGTAAAGGCCCAGCCGACAATTGGTATTACTGTTTCATATGAAACGTACTATGAGGATGTAGAACGAGCAGAGGCTTCTCCGGCCGCGCGCAATGACATTCTCGCCAAAAGGTTTGGACTGCCTCTAGAGGGGTTTACATACTTCTTCACATATGAGGAGACATTGCCTCACCGACCGCATGACTTCTGGAAGATGCCCTGCTCGTTGGGAGCAGACCTGTCACGCGGCGACGACTTCTGCGCATTTACTTTCTTGTTCCCGTTGGCCGACGGGTCCTTCGGTATAAAAACAAGGGCGTACATTACACAGTATACTCTGGACAAACTGCATGCATCAATCCGGTCGAAGTATGATGAATTCATACAAGAGGGCACACTGATTGTGATGCCCGGGACAGTGCTGGACGTTGCAGGAACAGTTTATGACGACCTTGAGAAGCACATCGAGGAGCGAGAGTATGATGTTCGCTCATTCGGGTTTGACCCATTCAATGCCAAGGAGTTCGTCGCCAAGTGGGAGCGAGATTATGGTCCCTATGCCATCGAGACTGTCATTCAAGGTGCAAGGACCGAGTCAGTTCCTCTTGGCGAACTCAAGAAGTTTGCGGAAAAGCGTGAGCTGATCTTCGACGAGTCGATCATGTCGTTCTGCATGGGTAACACGGTCACCATAGAGGACACGAATGCCAACCGCAAGCTGACAAAGCGTCGTAATGAGGCCAAGATCGACTGCGTTGCAGCAATGATGGACGCTTACGTCGCGTTCAAGCTCCACAAAGAGGACTTCGAGTGAAAGGAGGTCAAAATGGGATTGCTTTCTAGACTGGCCCATGCATGGAACGCATTCACTCGCCGTGAAACTCCATCTGGTCGAGGGTTCTCTTATGCAGCACGACCATATGCGGTCCACTACAGTGGCGGTGCAGATCGCTCGACACTTGCATCGGTACGCACTCGAATTGCGATGGATTGCGCCGAGGCTGTGATCCAGCATATTCGAACTGATGACAAAGGGCGGTACGTTCAGGCCATGGACTCCACTCTTCAGCGATGCCTTACTGTTTCGGCCAATATCGATCAGAGTGGAGCTGCATTCCGGCAGGATATTTATCAGACAATCCTCAATGTCGGAGTAGCAGCAATTGTTCCGGTCGAAACCGACTACAACCCACTCGTCTCAGATTCGTACAACATCAAGAATCTTCGAGTCGGCGAGGTCGTTGAGTGGTGGCCGGATACAGTCAAGGTAAAGCTGTACAACGAGAACACAGGCTTGATCGAGGAGGTAGCTCTCCCGAAGAAGATCTGTGCAATTGTTGAGTCACCGCTCTACACGATCATGAATGAACCGTCTGGCACGTTCCAGAGGCTGATGCGGAAGCTGAATCTTCTGGATCTGGCGGATGAGGAAGCACGAGCAAACAAGCTCGATATCATCATTCAGCTTCCATATGCGCTAAAGTCTGATGCTAAAAGAGCGGAAGCAGAGCGCCGCAGAACTGATATAGAACAGCAGCTCAAAGGTGCTCAGTATGGTGTGGCATACATTGACGGCACTGAGAAGATTACACAGCTTAACCGTCCCGCCGAGAATACGCTCCTTGCACAGATTGAGTACCTCACAAAGCGACTTTATACTGAACTCGCGTTGACCGAAGAGATTGTCAACGGTACGGCGCCGCCAGAGGCAATGGCTAACTACTATGCCAGGGTGGTCAAACCAATCAACATTGCGGTGACGGCAGAGCTTCGACGAAAGTTCCTCACGCAGACTGCTCGAACTCAACTTCAAGATATTCAGGCATTCCGTGACCCATTTGCGCTAGTTTCCCTCCCGATATTGGCGGATCTTGCGGATAAACTGATTCGCAACGAAGTCGCAAGTACGAATGAAATGCGCGCTGCAATAGGGTTGCCGCCTGTAGCGACCCCTGAAGCGGACGTTCCTCGAAATCCGAACATGCCGGTTGAGGACACAAACACGACGGCCGACGAGCCGTCCCGACAGGAAGGAGTCGACCTTCAAAATGAAAGTTGACTTTTCAGGATACGCCACCAAGAGTGGTGTGCTGTGCTCGGACGGTCGAATCATCGGCCAGGGAGCATTTGCCCATCAGGACAACCATAAGGTGCCACTCCTGTATGGGCACGATCACAAGGACCCCACGAACATCGTCGGGCACGCACTTCTCCATAGCCGCAATGACGGAATGTATGCAGAGTGCTCACTCAATGATACCACTGCCGCCCAGAACCTGGGCAAGCAGGTGAAACATGGGGATCTGAACTCGCTCTCCATCTTTGCCAACGACTTGAAGCATGATGGCGCCACGGTCACTTTCGGCAACATCCGAGAGGTTAGTCTGGTCCTCGCAGGGGCTAACCGAGAGGCGAAGATCGATGCAGTGTACATCACCCATGGTGATGGATTCTCGGACGAGGTGGAGGACGCGGCTATCATTCAGTTTGGTGAGCTGCTGACGCATGGCGAACCTGAGGACCCATCCGACTCGGATGACGATGATGAAACCATCCAGGACGTCATCGATAGCATGTCCGAGAAGCAGCAGAATGCTGTCGCCTATCTCATCACTCAGGCCTTGGAGGACTCTGGCCAGGACGAAAAGAAGTCCGAAGAGCCCTCTGACAAAGCGGAGCACTCCGCTGACAAACCACAGGAAGGATCTACTTTGACCCACAACATCTTCCAGGGATCAGCGACTCAGGCTCCGTCGCAGACGCTGATCCATGATCAGTTCATGACCGTCCTGAAGTCTGCGCAGGACCGGCATATCAAACTGTCCGAATCGTTCCTTGCGCACGCAAATGACTATGGCATCAAGGATATCAACACTCTGTTCCCGGATGCAAAGACTCTGTGGAACACCCCTGAGTTCATCTCTCGGCGGATGGAATGGGTGGCTGGTGTTCTGAACGGTACTCGCCATGCGCCCTTTACCAAGATCAAGACCATTCTGGCGGATATCACCGCTGACAATGCACGGGCAAAAGGCTACAAGACCGGAACCAAGAAGAAGGACGAAGTCTTCACTCTTCTGCACCGGGTCACCCATCCGAAGACGATCTACAAGAAGCAGAAGCTTGACCGGGATGACATCCTGGACATCACTGACTTTGACGTGATTGCCTGGATCAAGGGCGAGATGCGTCTGATGCTGGATGAGGAAATCGCCAGGGCGATTCTTGTCGGGGATGGTCGGCAGATCACGGATGACGACAAGATCAGTGAGGACAACATCCGACCGATTTGGAAGGATGACGAGTTGTACTCGTACAAGGTCCAGGTCGCCAAGGATACCAAGCCCGATGCATGCGTCGAGGCCCTGATTCGTGGTCTGGATGATTATCGCGGCTCCGGCAACCCGACCATGTACGCCCCGAGCAAGTTCGTCACCGACCTTCTGCTCCAGAAGGATCAGATCGGACGCCGCCTGTACGAGACGGAAGCTGCTCTGGCCTCGGCTATCGGTGTGGCCAAGATTGTTCGTGTCCCCGTCATGGAAAAGCTGGAGCGCGAGGTTAATGCCAAGAAGTATGACCTCAAGGCGATCGTGGTCAATCTTCAGGACTACACCACGGGCACCAACAAGGGCGGTCAGATTTCCTTCTTCGATGACTTCGATCTGGACTTCAACCAGGAGAAGTACCTGCTGGAGACTCGTATGTCCGGCGCGCTGGTCCGTCCGGGGTCGGCTATGGTCCTGGAGATGGCTCAGGCCTAAGAAAGGTCAAAATGGCAAAGTTTAGCGGAAAGATAGGCTATGTCACTACGGTGGAGAAAGCCCCCGGTGTATGGGTCGAGAAGGTGGAGGAAGTATATGCGAGAGGCGACATCAAGCGGTGCGCCCGTCGGTTTGACGGTAGCGAAACGCTCAATGATGATCTCGTACTATCCAACACCATCTCGGTCATACTTCCGAGAATTCTGAAAGATGACTTTGCCGCCATCAGGTATATAACGTGGGCGGGGGCCAAATGGAAAGTTTCCTATGCAGAACTGGTCTACCCAAGGCTTGAGTTGACGATTGGGAAGGTGTACAATGACCCGCCGGCTTGATCTTCACCGAGAGTTGAAAAGTGTGCTCGGAACTGACAAGGTATACTTTCAACCCCCGCCCACCGTTAAGATGTCCTATCCCTGCATCGTGTATTACAAGCAGGACATCCGCCCGGTACGGGCTGACAATATAGCATACCTGGTTAATACCAGGTACCAAGTCATTGTTATGTATCAAGACCCCGACAGCGACCTGTCGGAGAAAATCGCATGTTTGCCAGGTGCGGATTTCGCCAGGCATTATGTCAGCAATAATATCTATCATGATGTTGTATATTTGCACCGATAGGAAGGAGGCCTGATGGCCAAGGGTGCACTGAAGTGGGACGAGGATACCAAGAGACTGTATAGTGTTGGTGTCGACCGTGGCGTACTTTATGTCATGGGTGAAGCCGGCAAGTATCAGGATGGAGTGGCCTGGTCCGGTTTGACCAAGGTGTCCGAAAGCCCAGAGGGCGCCGAGTCCAACAAGAAGTACGCGGACAACCGAGTGTACGCAAACATCATCTCGACGGAAACCTTCAAGGGAACGATCGAGGCGTTTTACTCGCCCAAGGAATTCGACCAGTGTGATGGAATGGCCGAAATTACCAAGGGGGTCATGGCTACGCAGCAGACTCGAAAGAAGTTTGGGCTCTGCTATCGTACTCTGATTGGAAACGATACCGATGGCACTGACCATGGTACTGAGATCCATCTCGTCTACGGCGCGACTGCGTCCCCGTCATCCAAGGACCGTGAGACAGTCAACGAGTCTCCCGAGCCTGCCGCCCTGTCTTGGAGCTTCGACACGGAGCCGATTAACGTCACGGGGATGAAGCCCACGGCGCATATCGTTATCCGCTCGACGGAGGTCGAGAAGGAGAAGTGGACTAAGCTGGAGGAGGCGTTGTACGGGAAGGGTGACACTGGGACTGGTACCGAACCGAAGCTTCTCCTGCCGGATGAGATCAAGACTCTTCTTCAGTAACTGAAAGGAGGTGGCGGCGTTGCTCCAGCTAGAGATTTCTGGGGGAAGACTATTCGATGAAGCGACAAGCCGGTTCATCATTACCCCGGCAGTGACCCTCCAGCTGGAGCACTCGCTGCTTTCTCTTTCAAAATGGGAGTCAGTCCATTGTAAACCATTTGTCAACGCCAAGGACTTGACAAATGACGAGCTGATGGACTACATCACATGTATGTCAGAGACTCCAATTACCCGGCTAGATCTAGCCGGGCTCCGGGACGAGCACCTGGAGAAACTCCAGGCGTATCTTGAGAACCCACACACGGCGACTACAATCAACTCAAGAGGCCACGGGTCAAGTTCTCAGATTATCACGTCGGAGCTTATATACTCCTGGATGGTTGCTCTCCAGATACCTTTTGAGTGCGAGAGATGGAATCTTAATCGGCTGATAACGCTGATTCGGGTTTGTTCCATCAACAACAATCCAAACAAGAAGAAACTTTCGAAAGATGAGGTTGCTCGGCAGTATCGGGAGATCAATGCCAAGCGACGAGCGGAGGCCGCTAAAAGGGGGTTCTAGTAAATGCTCTACGTAACCTCCCAGGGAGACTTCAGTAAAACTCAGAAGTTCTTGGCGAAGCTTGCGCGTCCTAATATTATCGAACGGCTCAAAGTCTATGGGTCAATGGGTGTGGGTGCATTGTCCGCCGCTACCCCAAAGGACTCGGGAAAGACCGCCGGGTCTTGGGGGTATGAGGTCAAGCAGTCAGGAAAGACTTACTCAATCGTGTGGACTAACACCAACGTGGTCCAAGGTGTCCCGATCGCGGTGATTCTCCAGTATGGCCATGGGACTGGTACTGGCGGGTATGTAAAGGGGCGGGATTACATCAACCCAGCGATCCAACCAATTATGGATCGTATAGCGGAAGACGTCTGGAAGGTGGTGTCGTCAGTTGAGTAAGATTGAAGACCGCGTAGTCGCAATGAAGTTCGACAATAAGCAATTCGAACAAGGCATTGCGCAAACTAGCGCTTCCCTTTCCAAGTTCAATCAGTCCCTGAACTTTGACAAGGCAGCTGCGTCAGCGGACAAGCTCGGTAATGTCAAAATGGAAGGGATTCGTGGGGCGCTCGACAGCATCAAAGAAAAGTTCAGTGCTCTCGACGTTGTAGCGATTACCGCGCTCACGAATGTAACCAATAAGGCGATTGACGCCGGCGGTCGAATTCTCAAGGCCCTCACTCTTGATCCCATCATGGATGGTTTCCGGGAGTACGAGACCCAAATGGGTGCAGTTCAGACTATTCTGGCTAACACCCTGAAGGAAGGCACGAATGTTCAGACGGTCAATAAGTATTTGGACGATCTGAACACGTACGCCGATAAAACCATCTACAACTTCACCGAGATGACCAAGAACATCGGCACGTTCACTGCGGCCGGTGTCAAGCTCGAGCCTGCAACAAAAGCGATCAAAGGTATTGCCAACCTGGCGGCCCTTTCTGGGTCGAACAGTCAGCAAGCTTCGACCGCGATGTACCAGCTTTCCCAGGCGTTGGCCGCTGGTCGAGTCGGGCTCCAGGACTGGAACTCCGTGGTTAACGCGGGCATGGGTGGCGAACAGTTCCAGAAGCTACTCAAGGACACAGCTCTCGCGACCGGAGCCATTGACAAGCTGGACAAGAAGTCCAAGGCGATGTTCAAGAATGGCTCGTTCCGAGACTCTCTGAAGAGTGGCTGGCTTTCTTCAGATGTTCTCACCCAGGCGTTGGACGTCATGACCGGCTCCATGACCAAGGCCGACTTGATGGCCAAAGGTTTTACAGAGTCTCAGGCTGAGTACTACGAGAAGCTTGGTCAGACAGCTTTCAAGGCCGCCACAGAGGTCAAGACTGCCACGCAGCTGTTTGACACTCTGAAAGAAGCTGTTGGGTCCGGGTGGGCCCAGTCTTTCCGCATCATTCTCGGCGACTTCGAGGAAGCCAAGGAACTCTTTACCTGGCTCAATAATTACTTCTCCCCTGTGATCGACGGGATGAGTAACGCTCGAAATCTGATGCTCCAGACGTGGAAAGACGCAGGGGGGCGGACCGCCATGGTCCAAACCCTGAAGAACATTCTGGATGGCATTGGAAATATCCTCGGCCCGATCCAGAATGCCTGGCAGACGGTATTTCCCCCAGCCAAAGCTGGAGAAGCCCTTGCTGGTATATCTAAGGCGCTTGAGTATCTGACGTCGAAGCTGAAGCCCACTGGCGAGACTGCGGCTAAACTCCAGCGTATATTTACTGGACTGTTCTCGATTCTCGGGATCATCAGTGACCTTGTTGGCACTGTTGGATTGGCGTTCGGGACATTCATTGGGGAGATGTTGGATCTTCTCCCCAAGGGCCATGGGAGCATTCTTGAATGGATCGCAGGGCTTGCCGATTGGGTGACCGGGCTCCGGGCTAGCATTCGCGAAGGCGATGTCTTCATGAATGCGATTCGGAATGCGCGCCAGGCCATTATCGACTTTGGCGTAGCCGCTATTGAAAAACTCACACCAGTCGCAGAAGCAATGGGCGCATTCTTTGCCGATACGGCTAATAAGTTCGTAGCACTCAAGAATGAATTGATCCCGAAGGCCAAAGAGACTGCGGATGGAGTCAACGAGCAGCTCGCCAAGATCGGTAGTGATACGGCCCAAGGAGCCGACGGCCTTAAGAACGAAGCAATTGAGCGTATAACGGCCTTTGCCGGAAAGGTGCAGAGCGCTGCTGAGAAGATCGGCGCCTGGCTCCAGAAGGCTTGGGATAAAGTCAAAGAGTTTGGCGAAAATCTGAAGACCTTTTTTAAGAGCGGCGATGAAGAACTTGGTATGAACCAGTTCATGGCCGCCCTGAACCTTACCATGGGCGCCGGGATCGGCGCGATGCTGATTTCGCTGGTGCATAACCTGTCTGGCATCACCAAAAAGGTCAAGAAAGGCATTAAGGAAGTAAACGAGATAATTGAGAAGTTCGGGGCGGTTATGGATGCCGTCAAGAACCATCTCAAGGCATTGACCGGCGAGGTCAAGGCTCGGACGCTTCTCTTGATAGCAGCGGCCCTGGGTGTGCTTGCAGCATCTGTCGCGCTGCTTGCTATGATTGACCCAGTTAAGCTTACTGTGGGGCTTACCGCCATATCGGTCCTCCTGGCGGAGGTCTTCGGGATGATGGCATGGTACAGCAAGTTCAACAAGGACAATGGTCTAGGGGGTCTTGCCCAAGCTGCCACAGGTATGATTCTAATGGCTACGGCCATAACCATTCTTGCTGGTGCCGTCCGTAAGATGGGCGAGCAGGACTGGTGGAGTCTTACCAAGGGTCTCATAGCTACCAAGACCCTTCTGAAGTCCCTGACCAAAGTCATGCAGAACATGGTCAGGAACACAAAGGGGATGGCCGCAGGAGCCGCGGCCCTTGTTATATTTGGCATAGCCATTCGGGTGCTCGCTGAGTCTGTCAAGACCCTCGGCGATATGAAGCTTGGTTCTCTAGTCAAGGGTATGATCGCGTTCACTACTATCCTAACCCTGGTCCTGGCATTTGTTGAGAACTTTGATTCTCAGATGAGCCTTGAGGCGGGGGTCGCTATTACAGCGCTCGCACTCGGGATTCTCATTATGGTCAAGGCTGTTGAGCATTTCGGTAAGATGGACCTGGGGGTTCTCACTCAGGGGCTCATATCTGTAACCGCTCTTCTGGTAGCCCTTGGTGGTTTCATTCGGCTAGCTGGGAATGGAAAAGCCGCGGCCAAGTCCGGCCTGGCCATCATTGCACTTGCCATTTCGATGGAGCGACTGGCCTCCGCTGTTGAGCGCTTTGGGACCATGAAGCCCGAAGTCATCAAACAGGGCCTGGTTTCTCTGATGATAGTCATGCTCGCAGTTGGTGGGACACTCGAGAGGCTCAAGAAGAAAGCCCTGCATGGTGGTGCTGGGTTTGCGCTTGTCGCTGCGGGTGTTCTGGCAGTCGCTTACGCGGTCAAGACCCTTGGCGAGATGGACGTGGACAAGGTCACTGTTGGGGTAACTGCCCTGGCAGCTATGCTAATGTCCATGTCGCTCGCACTGGCTATCATGGCCAAGACCAAGGTCAACCCCAAGGTCGCTTCGTCCATGATTCTGCTGGCCATTGCGCTTGGCATGTTGGTTCCTGTGATCCTCATGCTCGGAAATGCTGGATGGGTCGTCGTAACAATTGGCGTCCTCGCATTGGCAGCCGCACTGGCGGTTCTCGGTCTCGCAGCCAAGCTTCTTGAACCTGTCATACCTGCAATGCAGGGTCTTGCGCTTGCGCTCATGGGCTTTGCGGCTGCTGTGGCTATTGCGGGCGCTGGAATCACCCTCCTTGCAATTGGTCTTGGCATGCTGGGTGTTTCTGGAGCAGCCGGCATCAGCGTGCTAACTGCCGCATTCACAAGTCTGATCTCCATGGTTCCGTACTTCCTGGAGCAGATGGCTGTCGGTTTGGTCAAAATGGCAGAAGTCATTTCGAACAACCAGGAGCCAATTCGGAATGCTATGTCCACTTTGATTGGCGCCATCACCCAAGCCATCGTAGACAACATTCCAGGCCTTGTGGAAATGGCAGTCACCGCAATTGTGGTTTTGTGCGATGGTATGATGACTGTTCTCCCGAAGATTGTGGATACAGCATTCCATCTCATCCTCGCATTCCTGACCTCTCTGCGGGACAACATCGGCCAGATTGTCGAGGTAGCTGTCGATGCTATTTCGAAATTCCTGCAAGCACTAGCCAATGGAATTCCAAAGATAGTTGATGGTGCATTCAAGGTGGCAATCGCATTCATCAACGGCCTCGCTAAAGCTATTGATGAAAACCACAACGCGTTGTTCGAAGCCATCGGTCGGCTCGTAAAGGCCATATTCAAGGCACTCGTTGATGGAATTGGCGCAGCACTCCTTGGCATTGGCGAGTTCCTTCTTGGCATTGGTAAAGCCATTGTCGAGGGTATCTGGAAAGGTATCGTTGGCGTCGCCGACTGGATCCGCAAGAAGGTCAGCGACTTCTTCGGAGGCATCGTCAACGGGGTCAAAGGCATGCTCGGGATCAAGTCGCCGTCTCGAGTATTTGCAGAGATTGGCAAGTACGCGATTCAAGGCTTTGGTGTCGGGTTTGAAGATGGCGCTCCGGACGCGCAGCGAACCGTTGATGGTGTATCACAAGAGCTTGTGGATGCTGTTAACGAGTGCTTCGGAAACATGAGTTTCGATGACATAGACATGTCTATGCGGCCCGAAATTACTCCTGTACTCAATTTGGACGATGTTCGAAAAGATGCGAAGACACTCCCTGAGATATTTGGAGCTACACCAATTCCCGTAACCGCCCAGAATGCAAATCTGGAACAGGCGCGAGCTAGGAATATTCAGACGCTTTCGGATAAAGAACCGCCAGTCACGTCCAAGGTAACCAATGTTCATTTCGAGCAGCACAATCATTCTCCAGAGACGTTGGATTCCATGACAATCTACCGTCAGACTCGAAACCAGCTCCGACAACTTGAGGAGGCTTCCGTATGATTAAAGGGCTCGCCGTTCGCAATGCTCGTGGAGAAACTTACGATTTCCCACTCGAGGGCGTTTCCGCCAACGGTATAATCGTTACCGAAATTGATGGAATTGGTCCGGTCAAGGCCGAGATATCAATGGAGGGCGTCTACAATGTGGACGGCGGGCTCTTTACAGGGGTCAAGACCGGCGCACGAAATATCGTGGCGTCGTTCGTACTACCGGAGTCCGACCCACAAGATCGTCGCCGAGTGCTATACCGAGCATTTCCAGTTAAAGAGAAAGTATTGGTGAATGTTCTCACGGCAGCCCGGACATATACCATTGACGCCTATGTGGAGAGCGTCGCTCCTGGTATATTTACACCTATACAGACCGTGCAGGTCTCGCTGATCTGCCCATTTCCATACTTCCGTCAAGTTGAAGCGTATTCGTCTGGTGGCACCGATTTTACTGCTGTAACGTCTAAGTTTACATTTCCAATTTCGACGCCCCCCGACAAAGTGTTTGGCGATACGACCCGGTCCTCTATCATGACGGTGGATTATCTCGGGGACGCACCAGTTGGGGCGTTGTTCCGATTCGCGCTCAAGGACAACCCAGGAACCGTCAGCATAATCAACCACAAGGTTGGCGGGGAATGGAAAATGGACTTCAACATCTACAAGCGAATAATGAATTATACGCCCGGTGTTGGGGACACTCTCGAGGTTGACGCGCGAGATGAAAATCTATATGCCGTTGTGTGGAGAAATAACGGGCAGCGAGTACTGGTTACAGGAATGGTCGAGTTTGGGTCCGTATGGCCGAAGCTATACCCAGGTGAGAACCAGTTGGAAGTCCGGACAACGTATAATACCCCGATCCTATCATTTTCTGCGATGGACATGATGTATAGTCCGCTGTTCTTGGGGGTTTAGCATGGCTACAAGAGACATCGATTTTGCCAAGGTGCTGGATCACAACCTGACCCCCACAGGAGCGATCGCCAAACATCAGTGGAATTCCTTCATCTGGACCGAGCGGTACCAAGATCCTGGGCAATTCGAAATGCGGCTGTGGGGCGGAGCATTTGAGGCACTCTCTGCCGCTGATGAATACCTTGGGAAGTTTCTCAGGGTGCCAGTCTCCACCGAGACCATGTTGATCGAGAAAGTTCGGTACGAGGGGACTCGCTCGGATCCATATGTGACATTGACCGGTCGATCTGCGGAAGTGGTCCTCGAACAGCGTATTCTCAAGGAGATGTCGTTCCCATATGGTGTTCCTGCATATAGCCTGCTAGAGCAGGCGTGGGATTGGACGGTCGGGAAGGACGCCCAGGCCGCTCGACAAATCCCGCAATTCATCATGGACTCGCCGGACCATATGCGAAATTATATTGACTATGCCCCCGATGGCAAAACTCTTTATGATTTTCTACTGTATGTGGCGCGGTATCATCAGAATGGTCTCCGCACAAGGTTGCACGAAGAGAATCAATTGGCAATCAACTTCTACCGAACCAGAGACCTTACCGGCAAGGGGTCTGGAAATCCTGTATTTTTCACAGACACGACTAAGACTTTGGTCAATATGGTCTACGAAAAGGACCTTCAGAAGCACCGTAATATTGGGTATGTATACCTTCATGGGGCGCATGATGATGCCAATGCTTCCGTGTGGTTCGAGGTGGATAATGGAGCGCCAAATGGGATTCGACGACGTGAGGGCGTAACTCAGCCGCAGATCACATGGACCAAAGCGGCTTTTCAAACATATGAGCAGAAAAAGTCGCTTACGTCCTATGGCCTTGGCTATATTTATGAACACAAACTGTACGATCAAATCGAGGGTGAGGCGCCCACGAACAATGTATGGGTGTATGGCGATACAGGGCATTACTATCTCGGAGACTGGGTCATGCTCGGCGTCCGAGACAAACAGCAGCGTTGTCGAGTGCTGGAATATACACATGCTTGGACGGCTGATCAAGGATATCGTGGCTATCCTCGTCTCGAGCCTATGCCGCGGACATGAAAGGAGGCCTTTATGGCTGTAACTAGTGGATTCTTCAATGCCGTAAGCAGCGACAGAACCTATAGTGCTGAGCAATTTGGGCAGCTCTTCACCGGTATCATATCTGATGGGGTGTTTCACTCCGTGGGTCAAGCGCTTCGGTGTGATGCTGTGGGTGGCTCTACCGTCAGGGTCAGAGCCGGCCGTGCATGGTGCCGGGGGACCTGGTTGGATAACTCTGGGGACTACGATGTCTCGGTGCAACCGAACAGCTCTGGAACTATGGAACGCTACGATGCAATCGTGCTGCGCTTTAACAAGCGGCAGGATGTCAGGGCAAACACCATCGAGTATCTCCAGGGTGTAGCGGCAGCATCGGCTGTCAAACCCACCCTCCAGCGAGACGCACTCATTTATGAGATGCCAATTGCGTGGATTCGTCGTCCACGAAATGCGGCGTCAGTTAGTGGCGCCGATATTCAGATCGCTGTGGGCACAACCGATTGCCCGTACATCACGGGCCCGCTCCAGACGATCTCGGTGGATGCGGTGGTTACTTCTCTGAATTCCATGGTTTCGAGTCTCCAGCAGACTACCCAGAAAGCAGTCGAGCAGGTTGAGAAGGACCTCAAAACCGCAGGTGATGCGAAGACCCAGTTCATGACATGGCTTCAGGAGGCGGAGGCGTCTCTAGGAAACTCTCCGAACGTCGCACAGATTACGCAGGCTCTCAACAAAGCAACATCCGCCGAGAGTAAATCACAGACCGCCTTGACGAACAGCACGCAGGCTGCTTCTGATGCCGCATCCGCAAGAGCTACCGCAGAAGGAGTGGCTACCAAGGCCCAGACCGCCCTCGATAAAGCCCAGCAGTATGAGGTGCGACTGACCACGGCGGAGACAAATGCAGCTAAAGCGGCGGCCTTGATTCCGAGGGTAGAGGTCCTCGAAAAGACCCAGGCTAAAGGTGGGCTGCGTAACAATTCCCTTGGATCTCGGATTACCGCAGAGCAGTATGACGACATTCACAGTGGAAAGTTTGTGACTGTCGGCGTCGGAAGCTATTGGCAGCTTGGGGATTTTCCATACGTGGTCGTAGGAACAGACTGCTGCCTTGCGGACTTCCACCATGTAGTAGTCATGCCCGAGAAAGTCGCATTCAAGTCTCAATACTCGACATCCGACAACATCTCCAGTGGGTATAAAGGGTCCAGGCTTGGATTGTGGACGAAGACCGATTGGGCGAATGCCATGCCGGCCTGGAGCGCTAGCGGTTTTGATCCATATGTGCCAGGTATATCCGAGCGTTGGTCTAGTGGCCTGACAGGCGGTAGCGTGACACGCAGTGAATTCGTAGTGCAGCACTTTGGGCTGCCAACCGAAACGCAGCTGTTTGGTCGAACCTGGAACGGTCAGTTTTCCCAGCACGAGGCAGGATACTTCGAGGGGCAGTTCGACTTGTTCCGTCTGGCACCATGGAAACGCGCCTGTAATGAACCATATTGGACACGAAACCTCAAATCCAATACTGTAGCCTGTGGTGTTACTAAATCAGGAATGCCCGATGCATGGTATATCAATAATACATCCCTGTACGTGCGACCGTACTTCCTGATTGGCAGGTCGTGACGTGGGTGAGATTTTCAGTTTTGTTCTAGCGGGGGTCGTGCAGGTGGTTACAGCATTGATCTGCGCCCTGGCGGCGTCAGCTGGATTCTGGGCTTTTATCCAAAAAAAAGACGATCAGCGGGATGCTAAAACCAAGCTATTGCTGGGGTTGGCTCATGATCGAATTGTGGATCAGGGGCTCAAGTACATCGAGCGTGGCTGGATCGCCAAGGATGAATACCACGATCTCAACAAGTATCTCTATGGACCATATTCCACTTTCGGCGGCAACGGGCTCGCCGAGAAAATAATGGCCGAAGTGGCCGAACTACCCATCCATGGCCGAGCAATGGTGATGGATGTCGACTACATGAAAGGACATCACAATGAGCGAAACCCCGCAGCACGGTGAGACCGCTGAACTTCCCGACTCCCCTCTTAAGGCGCTGCTCCCGACGGCTGTCTATGACACCCTGAAGTGGGCAAACCTGGTCGTTCTTCCGGCCATTGGGGCCGCATATACGGGTCTCTCGGCCCTTTGGCACTGGCCGCTGGCGTCTGAGGTGAACAGCACGCTGTTCGTGCTGATGACTCTCTTTGGCGTGATCCTTGGTGTATCCAAGGTTCACTACAACAAGAATGACCTCGGGATCGACGGACGAATGCGTCTTGGTGAGAACGCCCTTCTCGAGCTGAAAGAAGCCCCCGAGTCGGGACAGATCGTCACTCTCAAGGTGAAGTGACCACAAATAGGTAGCTGTCGTACGGTGTACAATGGCTACCTATTTTTTTTTCTCGTCAGCTAAACATCGCCTATAATGAAATAGAGAAAGGATTTACCATGCCTGTTATCATCGTGGTTCTCATCATTTCCGTGATCGTGCTCGCCTATGTGGCGATCCGCGCACTTCGACAGAGACAAGCTCTCGAGGCCGAGGTCCGTGATCTGAAAACACAGCTGTATCTCAACCAGCATGCCATTCAGCTCGTGACCTATGCCTCTTGGGTATATTATATCGAGTCGAAGCCTCGCTACTACCCGCATACGTGTCACATTTTCACAGGAAATCGAATGGTGTCACACCTTACTGGCAGCTGGCCTAGTATAATCGAATTTCAAATCTAACCCTAACCCCTACCCACAATGGGTAGGGTTATATTTTTTCGCTATACCTACAGTTGGTATAATGAAAGGAGATAGAATGAAACTCATTCAGAAAAAGCCCTCACTGCTTTCGCAGCGGATCGAAGACCACCTCGACTACATGGCGACTCTCGATCCTGCGGGAGAAGAGTATGCTATCGCTGTCAACCAGTTGTCTGTGTTGGCAGGCGCCAAAGTCGGCATTGAGCCGGCCTCACCGCCTGTCGATAAAGCTGCTCTTGTCAGCGCTGGTAGCTCACTCGCAGGGATTCTGCTCGTCATGAACTTCGAACGATTGTCGATAATCGCAACGAAAGCGTTCGGGTTGATAACCAGAGTTCGTATCTGACCCCATCCCCTACCCACAATGGGTAGGGTTCTTTCTCTTCGCATATTATGCAGTGGCTATAATGAACTAGAGAAAGGATTTACCATGTTCGTTGAAATCATCCTCCTTGCCCTTCTGATCATCATTATCGTGGGCCTTTGGCAGCTGCTTCCGTATATCGGAATCTGTTGGCTTGTCAAAGTCGTAGCCGACAAGATCTTTGGGCGGAGGGGAAAGAACTAACCCTCTATCACCCCTACCCACAATGGGTAGGGTTCTTTCTCTTCGCATATTATGCAGTGGCTATA